ATAGAAACATTCCCAAACGTATTCCACGTATGTGCAAAGGATACAGAGACTAATCAGTTATATAAGTTTGAAATTAGTGAGAGAGTCAACCAGCTACAACAGCTGGTTGATTTCTTTTACTATGACTCCAAAGACAAGATGTTCTGCGGATATAATAATCATCACTATGATGATGTTATAATCAATTATATAATAGATTACTTCTACAAGTTAGATGCACTCCCATTCTGGAGAGTATGTCAGTCTTTGTTTAATCTATCACAAACGATTGTGAATGCTGAAGAGGGAGATACAGCTAAGTTCAAACGCTGGAAGTATGCACATTATTTCCAGTCTATGGATTTGCTGACTATGATGTTCAGTCAGAAACTACGCGTTGGTCTTAAGAGCATGCAGGTAACCATGCATTACCGTAATGTCTATGAATATGAAGGTGACTTCAATGCTTACTTGCCAGCAAGTGAGATAGACCGCATGATCGACTATAATATCAACGATGTAGAATCAACCACAGAGTTATTGAACCGGTTGAAAGCTGATATTGAACTTCGCTTGTTTATACAAGAAGAACACGGGATCGATTGCTTGTCAATGGATTCTGTAAAGATGGCAGAGACCTTTCTACTTGAGAAGTATTCCGAGAAGTCAGGTATTCCTAAAAATGTAATAAAGGAGATGAGGTCTCCAATGGACTATATTCCATTGAAAGACGTTATTCTGCCATTTATATCATACAAAAACCCAAAGTTACAGAGCGTCTTAGAAGAGATGAAAGAACAAATAGTCTATTCTAAGGAGCGAAAAGGCTACGAGAAGAAGTTTGTTCTCTCGAATGTGGTATATTCTATTGGAGTTGGTGGTATCCATACTATTCATACTCCAAAAATATTCCAACCCGCCGATGACGAGTTTATAGGGCACGCAGATGTGGCGTCGATGTACCCGTCTTTACTGATAGAATATCAGTTTGGACCTCGTCACTTGGGAAAACTATTTTGCGATCTATTTGCCGGATTGAAAGCCGAAAGGCTAGAAGCAAAACGTACAGGTCAGAAGGTTAAGAACTTGTTCTTGAAGATTGTGCTTAACTCGCCTACTGGAAAGATGCAACAGGAAGTGTCGTGGATGTACGATCCTTTCAATGTTTTTAAGATAAGAATTAATGGTCAGTTGATCCTTCTTTTGCTCGTAGACAGGCTTTTAGCACTCGGATGTGAAATTATCCAGTGCAACACCGATGGTGTCGTCTACAGGGCCAAAAAAGGCCTTAAACAGGCTATTTCAGACGCTATTGCCGAAGTCGAAAGACTTACGCGTCTAGAATTCGAATCTGATGAGTACGAAGCATTCTATCAATATGCTATCAATGACTACTTTGGTGTCAAGACGGATGAGATAGAGAAAAAAGGTATGTTTATCACTGAAACAAAGTTAGGCAAAGGACTTTCGCCTGTGGTTATTCCAAAGGCTGTGATAAACTACTTTACTACTGGAGAATCTATTGAACACTATATTAAGAATGATAGAGACATACGCGATTTCCTCATGTCTCAGGCGGTGGATAAGAAGTTCAATGTATATCACGGAGAACAGAAGATTCAACGTATCAATAGGTTTTATGCCAGTACTAATGGTGCATATATGTTTAAGACCGACAAAGAAGGAAATAAAATACTTCCGGGATTGCCAGGATTTGATGGACAGAATATGCTAACCAAATCAGGAGTAACAATCCTGAATAAGTTTGATAATCGCCCGATAGAAGATCGAAAGATCAACTATCGTTACTATATCAGTGAAGCAAAAAAGATAGTTGCGGACTTCACTGAACAGCAACTAGAGTTATTTTAGTAACCAACTTGAGAACCTAAGAGTCAGTAAGCTATGATTATTGAAGTAAACACTCAACTCTTGGACAAAATCCCAGAGTTAAACTCAAGTCAGTTAATCTTCCTAAGTATGATATTGGATAAGAATCAACCCAAGTATCAAGACGTCCGCAAAGTTGTCAGCCTTATTAGCGACGAAGATATATTATACTTAGTTTCTCAAGAACTAGTAACCGCGATAGAGAGCGGTGAGTCAATTACATATCAAGCAACAGATAAGCTTAAACAAGCTGTAGCTAATGAGAAGGATTATTTCGATCTCTTCTATGATATGTACCCAGTGTATGTAATGAGGTCAGATGGCAGTAAATGTTATCTGAGAGCCAATGTAAACAAATGTCGCCATTTCTTCAACACTAAGTGTGGGAGAAGTTCTGCAATGGCGGAGCATATTATTAAGTGTCTCGATTATGAGATATCCAAACGTATGCGCGAAGGCAGTCTCAGTTATATGATGACTATGTGGAATTGGTTAACTCGTTCACAATGGGAAGCAATTGAGGAGGAGATGCAAGATACAGCAAAAACTGTAAATTCTTATGGAACAGAACTTATCTAATGTCGTTCGACCAATACGAGTTGTAGCACAAGAGGCTATCAACTATATTGAAGGACGTAGAAGTCACGATATTCAGTCGTTGAAGACAAGATGGGGTAAGTTCAATAAGCAGTGTATGGGAGGTATTGAACCAAATACCGTTTATACCATAGCTGGCATTTCAGGAAGTGGAAAATCATCGTTTGTAAATTCGATGACGTTCGATTTAATTGACTTGAATCCAACTGAAGACATGATTATACTCAACTTCTCGTTAGAGATGGTTGGATTTAGGCAGGTCGGAAGAGCTCTTTCAAATAAGCTGAGAAAGACTACTTCTGACTTGTATAGTTCGGAAACGGACCTAGACGAAAGTACCTTCAGAAAAGTCGTCTCTGTTTCTAATCAGCTAAAGGAGTATCCTATCTACTATGTAGACAATCCGTGTACTCCCATGCAAGTAGAGCAAATCATATATGCTTTCTATAACCAGTATGTAAAAGGTACTGGGAAACATTTCGTAATCACGTACGATCACGCATTATTAACAAAACAAGTAGGAACCGTGATTGAGACAACGAGTGAACTAGAAAGGGTGTTCATACAAGCAAAGAAACTCCCTCTCACTACAGTCATTCAGATTGCGCAAATGAATAGAAACATAGAGTCTTCAGAACGTATCAACAATCCGTTGAGTCATTACCCTATGCGTAGTGACATATCGTCATCAGATGCCATTTTTCAAGCGAGCGACTATGTTCTCGTAATGCACAGACCTGAAATATTGAATATACAAGAGTATGGACCGAATCATCTGCCTACACAGAATAAGATCTATATGCACATGCTAAAGAATAGAGACGCAGGAAAGCCCTGCATACTTGAGTTCGAGAATGACTTGATGTATAACAATATAAAGGAA